TAATTCGCGATCAGTTGGTCCAGCCTGTGCAAGATCGTTAGCTAGATCCTGCATAGCATCATTTTCCCACATGTCATCACCATACAATGCGGCAATGGCGTTTAACACTTTGTCAAAATCAATTGGAGCAGTTACTTCTTTAACTTGCTTTGGATTAGGTTCAGCACCAGGCTTCATACCAGTTTGTGGCATGTCCATTTTGCGTTGCAGGTCACGAATCATGTCTACATCGCTGCCGTGACCCAGTTTGTTTAACACCGCGCCGCCAACTTTCTTGGCCATGCTGCCAACTTTCTTGACTGCATCCCCCATGCCTTCGTCTACTTCTTTGTTGTCATACTTGTCATACTTGTTGCGAATAGGATCCAATGACTTGCCTTCACGACCGGCTTTGGCCAAGGCTTCCATGCCTTCTTTGCCGTATTTTTCGTAGCCCTTGGCAGCACGGCTCATGTCGCGTTCGTTCAACTGGCCGTGTGTTTTGCTAGGTGTGGCACGAATTTCGTCCAGTTTTTTGTTTAAGTCGTAAAAAAATGTCATTTCAATTATCCTCGAGGTTGTGCGCCAGTAGCGGGCTTGGGTTGACGCTTGATATTGGTCATAGGGCTTGTGTTGCCCTGGGGAAGTTCATTAGTGGTCTTAGCAGGAGGTGTCTTACCACCGGCCACTGTGAAATCACTGCGGTAAGCATTTTTCAACACAGCATGATTGTACGGACCAGTTGAATAGTCTTTCTTGAGTGCTCGTTGTTCAGCATCAGGTGCTGGATAGTCTGTGTTGGCTAACAGGTCTTTGTTTTCTGTTTCAACTCGATCTGCTTCGTCAACAAGTCCATCTACATATGGCTGTGTTTGCATCACAATAAGATTGGGGTTGCCGCCAAGCATTTGAAACAACTGTTTGATCTGTGGTTCAATTGCAGGATACTTGAAACTCACATCAAACATTGTCACAGCATCATTCTGATTGTTCGGAAAGTCTGTAAGGATCTTTTGTATGGGAGTGGTCTTGGCATCGCCCAATTTGGCTGGATCAAATTGATCCAGTTTTGATTTGAGTTGACGCACAAGATCGTCTGGAATGCGACCGCACATTTTGATACGATAATCGTATGTACGTTCACTTTCTGCTAGATATTTGGCAAATGGTTTCATGTCAGGTTCCTGTGATATATTTATTCTTTTTGAGCATTTTGATTCTTGCCCAGAATTCTTTCCAGCAGTTCATTGCGGCTGAGCACATGGCCTTGACCTTGCTGTGCGGCTGCGCCGTCGGGGTCTTTGTCTGCTTGTTGCTGATCCAATCGCACCTTTTTCATTTGCAAGTCGATCATCTTGAGTTTTTTGTCCAGCTTGGCTGTTTTAGCTGTGATAGCATGGCCTAGCATGTTGCTGGCTACTGAAAATATTTCGCTGGCAAATCTTGAGTCAACTTGCATGCCAAGGTCCATTAAGTCCTTGTAGCTGCCTGTGGCTAGTCCTGCAAGTTCATCCATTTCTGTATCAGTAGATTCCAAACCGCGCACAGCCGGCAAGGCAGCATCTATCTTGTCGATAGCAGCATCTAAGTTTTGGATTATGGTGCGATTTTCTGCTATCGAAGGAACAGCAGTTTCCACTTCTTCGGTGGTAGGGGGTAAATCAAAAAGTTCTTCAAGTTTACGGGTCATGCCATATTTAGTGGCTATGCTTTACCGTTCTTAAACATATCGTCTTCAGTTATGACTCTAAAAGTCAGGCCTTGATTTCTGCACCATTTGGTTGCAGCGTCCCATTTGGCGTAATTCACCGCTACCACAGCACGGTCTCTGGGTTTTTGACCTTCTGTTATGGCACTCTGACCTTTGGGCTTGATTTCAATCAGCTCAGCTTTGAGGGTGTTGTTGCGAGTCTTGTAAGTGATCAAAAAGTCTGGCACATACGTGGTCATTTTGCCAGTCAAGGGATGAAGGTACGGTATGCGGATGCTTTCACTTGCCCATTGCATGATGTTGTCATTGGTGTCGCAAAAACGCATGAAAGAATGTTCCCATCCCGATCTGTATCTGGGCATGCCTTGGCCCACATATTTTTTAGTGTTAATAACTTGGTAGACGCCTTGTGCCCACTTGCTCATTGCAACACTGTTCTAGCAGCATAATAGTTGGGCACTGGCTGTGCATTCACACCCAACAGTGTGGCTCTGCTACGAATGCTGTTTAGATAGTAAGCCATATTGAGAGTCAAAGTCATTGAGTCTACGCCTTGAAAAGTGTCCAACAGCGTTAGTGCAGGAATGTTAGTTTGCTCTGCTACCTGAAACAAACTCACTGTAAAGTTACCTGCTACCCTGGCATCGCCCATTTGTTGTTTGAAATAACTCAACACAATGTCATACTCGGCAGCAGGCACATTGGCATCATACTTGTAGAACTTGTCAAAAATTCTTACAGTTTGATCAATATTTTGATTGGGGTTATTAATTGAGCCAGTGTACATTTGTTAATCTCAAGGATAAAATTGTGAGCCAGGTAAACCAGCTCTGGTGGCTTGAGCATTAGGAAACACCCACCCATCAGCTTTGTTGATTACTGATCTAACAGCACCTGCACCTTGTTGGCTGATAACCTGTTTGCCCAGCGATACAGCTTCACTCTGAACAATTGATTTCAAATTTTTACCTTTAAATGTGTTGTAAGTGGCACCAGCTTTTTGTGCAGCACCAATGAGACCAGCCACTGACCCAGATTCTAAATCTGCCATGATACCTTCTCCAGTAGATAGCAGGCCGCCTTGACCAAAGATGCTGGCAGTGGATCCTGCACGAGCCAACGGGCTTGGAGTTTCGTCATAGTGTGCTGTATCTGGCCATGATATGTTTTTGTCTGGTTTACCAAGGCCACCATTGAGATATTTCACAGTTTCGTAACGGATAGTCATGCTGTGTTGCATGGTACCGCTGCCTTGTGAGTAATCGTAAGTGTCGTGATTCCATGCAGTAATCAGCGGATTGATCAAAATATATCTAGCATACTTGTGTTGATCAAACCCAATGATTTGTATGTCTTTGAAAAATGGTGGCTTACCTGATGCTGTGCTGGTGCCATCCATAAAGTTTTCGCCAATAAATCCCCAATCACTAACACTGCCTATTCGATTTTGTGCGTAGATGTCTCTGTTGTTGTAACTGAATCCATTTTGTTTGGTAGCATTTTCGCCAACGGTGCCATAAGAAGTGGGTGCATTGCTGATGTATTGCTGTGCTGGATCTTTGTAGTAGTAAGAATAATACTGATACCACATCTCACGAATGTTGTCACCACCGTCATCATGGAACGTGATGTTTACAGGTTCGTAGTTGATTTTTGTTTGCACAAGGCGTTTGCGATTGTACTGATTTAATGTAGCAACGTCAATGTTGTATTTGGGCAAGTCAACAGTTTTTACCGCCAAGCTCAGTGTTGAAATTTGTGTTGGACCAAATATTTTAGAATTTTTTAGTGCTTGTATTTCTTCCACGTTCAGGGTAAACTGAACATGGAATAAAAATTTAAATCTGGGTTTTAGTTCGTAGGCATTAGTGCGAAAAGTTTTACTTGCGTGAGTGTAATCACGCAAGCTGTTTGTCGCAGTAAAACCTTTAAGAAAGTCTTGGCCGAAGCTAGACATTGATTAGACCTTACGGTGCTGTGCCGATACCGGTAACAACATCGTTTATAGTGCGACCAATAACACCGCCAATACCACCACCACCTTGATTGCCTTGGTTGGCGTTGTCATAAGAAATGTTCAGTGTAATTGACACTGCTTCGTTGGTGCCATATGCCATTGGGCCGTAGTCGGCGCTCACAATGTAGCAACCATACAGTTCCCATGATTCAAGCACTACTGGTTCGTTGGCGCCGTTGCCACCGTCAAGCATTTCTAATTTGGTCAAAAACTTGTAGTCAATACCAGATGCCGCTGAACTCATTTCTAAGAAGTCCATTTGTTTCTGGACTTGTTCACCAATCAACTTGGACACATTGCCTGATGCGTCATCGCGAATCTCAACAGCAACGTCTGCCCAACTGTGACGACCGGCCAACTTCAATGTTGAGTTATAAATTGGCAATGTAATTGCTTCGAACGTCAAGTTAGGACGAGCAAAGCTCACCACTTGCTTGGTTAATTCTGTAGTTGGTGTCGAAACTCCCAAATTCTCAAACATCACTCTAAAGCGATATCTAAGTTTTGGCATTAACAGACCTTGGGTGCTTGAGCTTTGATCGCTTGCAAGCGGTACTGTCATTTTATTTAATGATGAACTTGGCATTGTGTATATCTCCTAGTTTTATTTATCTTAGACTTGAGGTCAAAAAATAGGGTCCAAAGACCCTATTTTTATAGTCCTGCTGCTATGTCTCCAGTGTTCTTGATACGCAATGGGATGTAGATAAACTCCACAGCCTTCACTGGTTCAATGGCAATATCAACCCACAATTCGTTGCGGTCAATACGAGCTGGTGTGTTATTGCTCAAGTCGCAAACAACCAAGTAGTCATAGATAGCACGTTTGGCAATCAAATCAACCATCAAGCTGTTGCAGGTGTTGGTGATTTCATTACGTGTGATCTGATCGTTAGGTTCAAACAGATACAACTTACCAATTTCTTCCAGGCGTCCACGCAAGAACGCAACCAAGCGTGCAACGTTGATACGATCCAGTGCTGTGGTAGTTGTGGTTGATGTTTTGTTACCAAAGTTGGTAATACCCACACCTGGAATGAATGTAATTGGGTTGACATTCAAACTGTACAGTACATCACGCAAGCCTTGGTTCACACCAATTGGTTGGAACTCACCTGTAGCAGCATCAATGTAACCAATTTGTGTGGCATTGTCTACCACACCACGACGTGTACCGGCTGGTGCCAACCATGGATAACTCACTTCGTCACTGCGGATGATTGTTCTAACCATCATGTGACTTGGTGCTGTTACCACAGTATTACCACTCAAGTCTGTGGTTGTACAGCTTGGGTAGAAAGTAGCGCAGTAGTTACTGGTACTAGATTGCCCGTCACCGGCTATAGTACCCAGTCCGTTGTTGTTGGTAGCCCAAGTTGTGATGTCAGTGCCTGTGGCTGGCAAACGCATTGGAGTGTCGCCTACCACAAACAATGTGTTGTTGCGCTCATTGCTGAGTGCAATCATGTTGGGGATCAACTCTGGATAGCCAGGTGTTGCAATCAGTGTGTACTGGGCAGTATCTTCTCTAGCGCCTTGGCTAGTATCAACACCAGCTTTCAGTGCCTCCACAATCATTTGACGTTGTGCCAAGCGACCAGCATACATGCTGCCGTCTTGCTTGTTGCCCGATGCGGTGAGCCAGGTACTGGTCACTGCTGGTAGTGTGTCATCAGGGTAAGAAGTAGCATTAAAGTAATCATTTTGATAGCTCTTGACATTGTAACCTGAACGGCGTGTGTTCCACAACAACATACCTTGTGGATATAGTGCAGGATCTGGAGCATCTAAATCCAAGTAATTGCTGGTCAGCAAACTCACAATGGTCGGAATTGGGTCTGAAACAGGATTTGTTGTACCATTTGGCGCCCAACGAGCATCAGCAAACAACACACCATTCTGTGTGACCTGATCAGTGGTGTTAACAGACACCCATTGATCTACTCCACTTACAAGTTCCCAACGATACAACTTGGGATAGTTTTCCAAGTCGCTGGTGTCAACCCACAAGTCTCCATACACCAATGCACTTTGAGCCACATTATTTTGTGTAGTAGGTGCTGTGGCAGCGCAAATTGGACCCGATGCATTGGTTGCACTGAGGTCATATCCACGCACATCATTAGAAACGTTTTGATAACCCAACCAAAGACCATTGTTCTGAATCATGATATCAACTTGTGTGGCAGTTGAATAATACCACAGTCTGCCATCAGCAGGATCTTGATAAGGTGCTGTGGCACTGGAGGTGTACTCAAACTCAGATGCTGTACAAAAATTGCTCAAAATCAACGTGGTTGGTATGGCTACTGCTGGTCGGCAAAGAGTAGTGCTACTGGTAAATCCAGCAGTAGTAATAGGAGTACCTTGTCCTGCCACTGGAGCCAAGGTCATAATACCACCTTGACTGTGAGTGAACACAATGTTTCCTGCGCTGTTTACACTTGCTGAAACATAC